CACTGACAGAACAGCGTGTCGCGCATGAAATCATTAATGAAATCGTTGAGGCGGTAAATTGTGCGATTGTACCCAGCCCGGATGGTTTAAAAATTCGGTCCTATGGTGACACTGCAGTATCAGGAAATGGAGTCACGTTTACACCGGATCTGACACCAGCCTATCATTTAACAGATGATGACTTCATTGGTGATGATCAGCCCGTTCGCGTGAAGCGTAGCCGTGACACAGATGCATTTAATCACTGTCAGATTGAGTACGTGAATCGCTTCAATCAGTACAATACCGAGACGGTCGAAGCGAAAGACCAAGCCAATATTGAAATGTTTGGACTACGTACACAAGATCCAGTGAAGTACGACTTCTTCTGTGAACCAAAAATTGCAAGACACGCCGTGCAATTATTGCTGCAGCGCAAACTTTACGTACGCAATGAGTATGAATTTGATCTCGGCTGGAAGTACTGCCGACTCGAGCCGATGGACATAGTGACGCTGACAGATGAGTCCTTAGGTTTAGATCGCTTTCCCGTGCGTATCACCCGCATCGAGGAGGATCAGGACGGATTACTTACAGTGACCGCAGAAGAACTGGCCTTAGGCTCAAGATCAGCAGTTGAATACGACTTGCAGGCGTCAAATGGCTATCAGGGAGGTAATGAGGAACCAGGTAATGTTAATGCGCCGGTAATCTTTGAACCACCGCTCGATCTCACAGATGGTAAAAATCAGGTGTGGGTAGCAGCATCAGGCGGAAGCAACTGGGGCGGCTGCAATGTCTGGGCGAGTCTGGACAATACAACGTATGAAATGATCGGCACAATTTACGGATCCGCACGCTATGGCCAGTTAGTTGCTGCAATCAATGCCAGTGAAACTGCAATGCAAGTTCAGTTGAATACATCCAGTCAGATTTTTAGTGGAACGTCTGAAGATGCTCAGGTGAATACAACGCTCTGTAGAGTCGGTGATGAATATGTCAGCTATGTCGATGCAACCTTAAATGGATCTGGTTTGTATACGCTTGGTGGTGTGTTACGTGGACGGTTTGATGATGCTTTAGCGCATAATGCCGGTGAATCATTTGTGCGAATAGATAAAGCGATCTTTCAGCATGAATTCAATTCGAATCTGATTGATAAAACCATCTATCTCAAGTTCACCAGCTTCAATGGCCTGCAACAGAAAGAGCAAACTCTGGATGAGGTGACAGCCTATAGCCACACACTTAACGGTGGGCGTCCTTCAGGTGTCAAGGGCTTGTCGCTGCAGTCGCCATTTGTGGGTAGTTCATTTAAGGTGCAATGGCAGTTTGCTGCTGGCGCACAGGGTTATATTGTGCAGGTCTTGTCTGGAAGCACACTGCTTAGAACGATTCAAACGACCAGTGCTGAGTACACCTATTCGATGGAAGAGGCCAAAGTGGATGGAGTGCAGCGGAACTATACAATCCGTGTTGCCAGTAAATCAGAAAATGGTACCAGTACATTTACGGATTTGAATATCAGCAATCCAGTGCCACCTATTCTGGCCAATGTCTATACATCGGCTACATCAAACTCAATCACGGTTTCCTGGATTCCTAGTGAGGTGCCAGACTTGAAAGATTATCAGGTGTGGATCAGCAAAAATGCCAGCTTTGATCCGGAAACGCTGGCCGCGAGTTGGACCGGTACAGAGAATGCCTGCACAATTGGAAATCTGGATTCGACCACGACTTATTACATTCGGGTTGCGGCGCGTGATGTCTGGAAGCCAACATCATGGAACTACTCGGCGAGAGTGACACAGGCGACTTTAGAAGCTTGATTTTAACTAAAACATGGCACCCAAACGGGTGCTTTTTTATTGCCAAAAATCTGGAGTAAGGCATGGAACCAGTTTCCACTAGCGGCTTAACAGCAATTTTAAAATTTTACGGTGCAGCAATTATGGTGACTTTAGCAGTTGCTTTAGTTGCAGCAGTCGTATTGATGACACGAATGCCACGCTCACCACAAGAATGGGCAGTTGGTCTGATTTGTACGGTTGTATCAAGTCTGGCGGGCGGCTCATTCATTATTGTGAAATGGGGGCTACATGAATGGATTACTGATATATGGGGGATGATTGCACTTGGTGGATTCTTCTTTGTTTGTGGTTTACCCGGTTGGGCTTTAGTTCGCTGGATCTTTAACTTCATTAACAAACAGGAAGGTAAGACGATTATTGAAGTACTAAAAGAAGTTAAGAAAGCCAAAAACGATATCTCAAACAGTTAATGCCGCCTTCGGGCGCTTTTTTTACATCTATAGGAAACTGAAATGAATATTGAACAATATCTTGAAGAACTCATTAAACGCGAAGGCGGGTATGTTAACAATCCTGCGGATCGAGGAGGTGCTACCAAATACGGCATTACTGAAGCGGTAGCACGTGCTAACGGCTTTAAAGGCAGTATGAAAGACTTACCTCTTGATGTGGCCAAAGCTATTTATCGGAAGCAATACTGGATTTCACCGCGATTTGACCAGGTGAATTTGATTTCTTCTGCAGTAGCTGAAGAGCTTCTAGATACAGGTGTGAACTGTGGTACCGGATTCGCACAACCACTTTTACAGCGAGCTTTAAATTTGTTTAATAATGAAGGTAAAGCTGGATATGCCGATTTAAAGGTTGATGGCGTTTATGGTTCTAACACTATAGGAGCTCTAAAAATCTATCTGGCCAAACGAGGGAAAGATGGCGAGAAAGTCTTAGTACGAGTTCTTAATATCATGCAGGGACAGCGTTACATTGAAATCTGTGAGCGTAATCCAAAACAAGAGCAATTCTTCTATGGCTGGATTGCTAATCGCATCTCACTATGAAAACTTTAATCTTATTGTGCATCCTATTTTCAGGATGCACAGCTCATACGATCAATAACAATGTCAGTGTAGGAGTTTGCGTAAAAGCCCTCTAAAGAGGGCTTTACCTTGTTTCATCTTTGAGTGCAGCCAATATTTGAATCAAAAACTGTTCAGTATAAAATTTTTGGCAATTTTCTAACGAATTCATTAGTCTGTGATACTGCAGCATATATATGGAGTTTATACAATTATCATCTTTTTCTTTAATCTCTAAAGGTAAAATTTTCTTCATCTCTAGAAAGAATGAATCTAATATTTCATTCATTTGCTTGAGAGGAATGGCTCTATTACTATTGAAATAAAGATCAAATTCATTAAGGATAGATTTTAGGCTATAAAAACTTCTATTAAATTCAATTGCTGCTCTTTGATTTTTCTCAAGATTTATACTAGTGATTTTTACTCTAGTATCTAGATCAGAATTGATATATTCACTTGCTTTTACCCAAAAATCATTAAATAGATCTTTTGAAAACTTATGAAATTCAAACTTATTTTGAAGCTTAATTGGATCACGCCAATCTGTATATAGTTTGAGTGCGATTATTGCAGCACCAATTGTTGCTAATGCAGAAAAAATACTTATTGTGATTGTAAAGGATTCTTTAAGTGTTTCGTTTACATTATTGTGTGAATACAATAATAGGAAAAAAAAGAATACGATAGTGCAAATTGCTACTATCGATCCAATAAAAGTTATTATGAATTGTTTGTATTCTGATTTCATAAACTAATATTAAAAGATGTTAATTATTTATAATAACCAATTAAATGTTTAAAGGTTATCCCCATAAATAATATTATTGAGCAAATATTTGCTCAAAATCAGTAATGATTAATGAAAAATGAGCAAATTTTTTCTCATTTTGTTATCAATGGAAGTTCATCCCACCTAAAAGGATTTCTACTCAATTTATCTCTACTCATTGACCAATTACGACCTGGCACATAGCAGGGACCTACACCAATCTTTTTCTTTCCGAATTTGCTGTGAATACCGTCCATTGCTTGCATCAAACATTCCTTTTTCTCTATTTGTTTAAAGTCAGTTAATAGGTCATAAGTATGGCCAGACTTTGGCTCTAAACTAGTTAATATTACTCCACACTTCTTATATTTAATTCCTTCTTCGTAGATATCATTCAACATCTTTGTCGCTGCTCTAACAAAATCTACAGCACAGTCAGTCGGTTCTGGAAAAGAGCCTGTAATAGATTTATTGTAAAACGGCACATTTGGGTCAAAAGGGTTTGACTGCACAAAAGCGATCATACATCCGCATAGTAACCCTTCATCGCGCAATCTCTTACAAGCATCTTGAGCATACATAGAGATTGCTTCTTTTAGATCTGTTAATTCAGTTACGCGACCACCAAAAGACCGGCTTGCAACAATCTGTTTTTTTGATGGGGGAGTATGCTCGATCTCTATGCATGAGATGCCTTGTAATTCGTATATCGTTCTTGCCATCACAATTGAAAATTTCTTTTGCATTTCTCGTGGCTCGGCACAAGCTAAGTCAAGGACCGTATTAATTCCCATTGCTTGAAGTTTTTTTGAATGCTTACGACCGACGCCCCAGACTTCACTCACATCTATTTGAGCAAAGTAGTATTCTTTATTGCACGGATCCATATTCACTAAATCACAAACGCTGTTAAACCCGGGGTTTTTCTTTGCAATATGATTTGCAATCTTAGCTTCTGTTTTGCTTCTGCCGATACCGACACAAACAGGCAGGCCTAACCACTTCCATATTTGTTGGCGCATTTGCTGGCCAACCTTCTCTAAATCAAAGTTCTTCTCGTAAGCGGTAAAATCAACGAAGCATTCATCAATAGAATAAGGCTCAACTTCTTCGTCAGTTACATATGAAGCAAGAATCTTATGAAAGCGCCGTGACATTTCGGCGTACATTGCATAATTGCTTGAAAGTACGAGTACATTATGTTTTTGAACTATGTCTTTAATTTGAAAAAGCGGCACACCCATTTTTATATTTAAGGATTTTGCCTCATTGCTGCGCGCAACGGCACATCCATCGTTATTGCTGAGCACAATAACAGGTCTATCATTTAAACTTGGATCAAAGACTCTCTCACATGAAACGTACATGTTATTTACATCGATGAGAAAAAATACTTTGTTCTCATGTTTCATAACTTAATGCCGTGTCATTTTAATGATATGAGTGACAACACCCCAAATTATTAATTCTTGGCCATCCGCTAAATAAATATTTTTATAATCCGGATTCTCTGCTTTAAGCCATTGGCCTTTTTCATCGATCATTAAACGTTTAACTGTGAATTCATTGTCAATTAGTGCAATAACAATATCGCCGTGCTTTGCATCAAGACTACGATCCACAATCAATTCGTCATCAATATCTATACCTGCATTGAGCATTGATAGTGATGCAACTTTGACAATAAATGTTGAAGTTGCATTTTTGATTAAATGCTCATTCATATCAAGCGCTTTATCGACATAATCTTGTGCTGGAGAGGGGAAACCAGCGGAAATCTTTTCTAAAGCATAAGGGACAAGCATGTGAGTTGATGGTACAACTAGCTTGATAGACATAACCTCAGATAAAACAAAACCTTTTTGTAGGTATGGCTTTATCTGAATAATGGACGGTGCAATTTCGCTCATCTGTTTCCCCTAGCTTGATTTTGTAACATATTCAAGATGATATTCTAGGGATGAGCTTAAATTCAAATTTAAAAAGCTGTGGATAAACAAATAGAAGTCAAAAATTGACGTAGTCAAAAGTGCATTTGGTCGGAAATTAGTCAGCCCAACTATCTACAATATTAGCCCAGTCTTGCAGCATTTTACGTCTGCTTTCTAGGTATTTTGCATGGTTATATGTTGCTCTGGTTTTATTTCCATCTGCATGTGCCAATTGCTTTTCAATCCACTTGTCGTCGTAATCCTTTTCATTTAGAAGGGTAGATGCGGTAGCACGAAAATCATGGGCAGTCACATCAGATAAGCCTATATAATCAAGCATTTTATTAAGCGTTGTTGCTGACAGCATTCCATCTTGATAAATCGCAGGGAACACATATTCACGATTGCCGACAATATTGCGTTGCTCTTGAAGAATATTGAAAACTTGGTCAGACATTGGAACGATGTGAATGCGCTTCTTTTTCATCATCTCTTTTGGAAATGTGATTGTTCTTGCTTCAAAATCTACATATTCCCACTTCATGCGGCGGATCTCGATAGTCCTAAGCATAGAGTAGAGCATTACCAG